GAAATGATTGTGAAGATTGTGGGCCGAGGCACCATTGAAGTTGGTGACCGAGATGCTGATTTTCCATCACGTGGTGCATTGAACATCGACAGGGCCAGAACCATTTTGAGTTTTGATCCCCGAGTAGACGTTGAAGAAGGATTCCAAAAGTACTATGAATGGCTCTCTAATTCAGTTTACTGGTCTTCAAAGACAGTATAACAATCTACGCAAAGAGATACTGGATGCAACGGATCACGTTCTAGCATCTGGGCGTCTCATGAATGCAGAGCACACTGCCAACTTTGAGTCATGGTTGGCCTACAAAAATCATGTCAAACATGCTGTTACCTGTCATTCAGGCACACAAGCACTAGAAATTATTGCCAGCTTTGCTCGACAAAGACTGGGAATAAATCCGCCCACGGTGCTTGTTCCATCAATGACCTTTCCTGCATCAGCCAATGCATTTGTTCGCGCTGGGTGGAATCTGCATTTTGTAGACACTGATGCGTATGGCAACATGAATCTTACAAAAATACATCCTGATGTGTCGTATCAAGCCATACTTGGTATTGGCTTGTACGGATCAGCGTTGCCCAACGTATTACAAAATCGAATGGGTTCAGGCTTGATTGAAGACGCAGCTCAACATTGGCTCTCCAATGATTGCACTAGATATGGGTCAACCGCTATCAGTTTTGATCCCATGAAAAACCTAGGCAACTATGGCAACGGTGGTGCTGTTGTCACAGATGATTATGAGTTGTTGAATTATGCTCATGGCTGGATCAACAACGGCAAGAGTACAGGCTATGCCGAGATAGGAACAAACTCACGCATGAGCGAAGTTGACTGTGCTCAACTGTTGGTCAAAACCAAGTATCTAGATGCCTGGCAAGAAAGGCGCAAGCGCATTGCGTTGTATTGGATGGATCGATTCAAAGGCTCACCTGTGCGCTGTTTGATCAACGAAACAAATTTTGAAAAACATTGCTTACACAAGTTTGTGGTTGACATAGACAATCGAAATCAAGTCCGAGCCAGGCTGCTAACGGCAGGTATTGATACTAGAGTGCATTACGAACACCCATTGCACGAGCTACCAGCATATCAGCATTATTCAGGTCCAGATATACTTAGTGCTGCCAGCTCATTGAGCAGACGTTGCTTGAGCTTGCCTATCTATCCCGAGCTAACAGATACAGAAGTTGAGTACGTTGCTAGTTCGCTACTAAGCTGCGTTTGACAAACGCATAACTGGCCAACCAAGCCCACTCGTAGCTCTTGCGGAGTTCAGTGGGATCGCCTTTGACTTCTTCATAATATTCTACAGCGTCTTGCGCACCTTTATGACTCCAGTGTCCATGGGCCATGGTGCCAGAGTCTTCCTTTAACCAAACTTTTAGTCTATATTCATTTTCTACGTCAGGCAAACTTGCACGTAGTTTAAGTGCTTCTCGGAACGCGGTGCGCCAAGCCATCCAGGGCGATTCAGCATACATGGCCGTGCCACTGAGAATTGGTACAACTTCATGCGCTTGATCCAAGGTAAAGTCTAGTCCTACCCCAGTGTTCTCCAACACTAACTTTTTGTTGTAAGCAATCATGGCCTGGTGACCGTACACCAAGCCATTCACAGGATTACCAGCATGAAAGATATAGTGCTTGGGCTGTTGCATACGATCAGGTTGCCAGGTCCAATCAAACATTTGATTCACTTCTAGCTTGGCAAACACAGCAAAGAACCAAGGTGTGGTGCTGGCTCTAGCAGCCGCATGGTATGCTGCCACCCGTCCGTTTACACCTTCTACCACATGAACGCGGTTTGTGTACCTTGACTCATTGGCCAGATACACTGTCATCTGCAAATAATTAGACTTGGCATTGGGTTCGCCATTGCTGATAAACACAATGTCCAAGGGTTGGTCTTTTAACCAACGTCGTGTTTTATCGATATGCGGATAATCATACAACTGTGTTCGTATATCTCCCACTGCTACTCTCGGAACAATCACGCTGGTTGCTCCTGCACTGAGTGGCACAATAGTTTTGGTTTCTTTGCGCCATAGCGGCACAGTGGCCATGTTGCCCGATGCTGAGTCTGTTGTGGTAAATGTGGCCAATGGTCCGGCCCAGGTTGTGTTTTTAACCACATCTACATGACTGTCTTCTGTGTGTTGTATCACAGGCATTGGCCGGCGTAGAACCTTGAGCCGAGACACATAGTTTACACTATACCATTCCAACAACTGTTTCTTTTCTGCACGTTCAGCAAAGGTTGGAACATGCATGTAGAATGTGTCTCCAAACTTTTGTTCGTTGCTGGGGAACACATGCAGCATGGTGCTTTGCCACTTTTCTGGGTGCCAGGAGAAGTCAAAGTCAGTGTAATCACATATTGAACTACACACCCACACATGTTCATGTGTGCCCACAAGACTTTTGGCCAGGCGAATCAATGTGTCACGATAGTTGTCAAAATATCGTATACGCTTAATGGTGTTGGGAATATTGCCTGCATGGCCATCCAAGTGATCGATCTCAACAACAGGCACAGATTCAGCTTTGACTTCGGCTTGCATCATGTCCACATACTTGATTTCTGTTGCACCTGGCATACGATACTGTGGGCCTCCGGTTTTTTGATGCTGTGTAGCAAATTGATAGATGTAAGGCGGTGATCCAGGATCCGGTACCCAAGAGAAATCCATGTCCCGAATATCAACATTGTCTGGCACATGCCATAATGTCATGTCTGCTGGTAATTCAGCAACAGGTGAGTCCATGTACTTGCGGTCTGCGGCACCGGGCATGCGATATTCCACAGTGGGCATGATTTCGGCAGCATGCCATTGATTGCCAAACACGTAAATGTACGGAGGGTCGCCTGGGTCGGGCACCCAAGAATAATCCATGTCACTTTCAACTACGTTGTACCAAGGTCGATTGGGGTTCTCAGGTAACTGGGCTTTTGGCTCATCCATGTATTTGACTTCTGTGGCACCCAGCATGCGATATTCCACAGTGGGCATGATTTCGGCAGCATGCCATTGATTACCAAACATATAGTTGTATGGAGGGCTGCCAGGTTCTGGTTCCCACGACCAATCAAACACACAATCAAACAGTGTTTGAAACTTTTCTGGATTGCCTTTGCGCTGTGCCTTTGGCTCATCCATGTACTTGATTTCGGTAGCGTTACCAACTGTGTACTGCAATGCTGGCCGCTGTTCAGGTGTGAGCCATTGATTACCGAACACATACACATAAGGCGGATCAGTGGGGTTGGGTCTCCAGGAATAATCAAATTCTAGTACATCATCAATCAGTTCAAACGCAGCAGGATTCTGCGCCACTGTGGCCACAATATCTTCCACATACTTGCGTTCTGTGGCACCTGGCACATGATAGGCCACAGTGGGCTCTAGCACTGCGCTGTTCCATTGATTTCCAAACACATAAATGTAAGGAGGATCAAACGGATTGGGTTCCCAGGAGTAATCAAATTGTTCTACATTGATATGCACATGCCAATGATTGCCGTAATTGGGCAACCGGCGTGTGCGGCGATCCATGTACTTGATTTCTGTTGCGCCGGACACATGATATCTCAAGCTGGCCTTGAACTCTGGTGGGTTCCATTGGTTGCCCCACACATAGATGTAAGGTGGGTCTTTGGGGTTTGGTACCCAGGTCCAATCCCATTCACTGTGGTCAATATCTTCGCAAAACTCCCAGTCACTCATGCAACTGCTCAGCTCAGGTTGTGGACCATCTACGTATTTGATCTCTGTTGCACCAGGCACTGTGTATGTCATAGTAGGCATGATTTCGCCAGGCCAATGTTGATTGCCCCACACATATACATACGGTGGTGATCCAGGATCTGGCACCCAGCTGTAATCCCATTGTTTGACACATGCATGCATGGTCCAGTTGGTTTTGTCTTGGACTAATGTTGCAGTCATGTCCATGTACTTGCGTTCTGTGGCGCCAGGCATGCGATATTCCACAGTGGGCATGATTTCACCGGGCCACCACTGATTACCGAACACATAGATGTAAGGTGGATCCAATGGATGTGGAGCCCAGGTCCAATTCCAACCAGTTTCGTCTATGGCATGCAACACATGCCAGTTTTTTCTTAGAGATTGGTTAGGAACAATCTCACTGTGGAAGTTCAATTGATCAGTGGGTTCTTTTGGAACCAGGTAAGTTCCCGAATAGTTGTGCCATTGGCTGGGCCATGTATGAATTTGATTGGCCTGCCAGGGCACAGGTTCCCAAAGAAAATCAAAGTTACTGTAGTCCGCTAAGTATGTGACCCACCAAAAGTATCTAGTGGTGCTCAATTGCCGTGCATGTTCAATACTGTCAACTTCGCGCTCATGCACAAACAAATTAGGCTTAGGTCCTGAATAAAAAATATCAAACATGATTAGAATAGACGAAATTTACAACAACACCTTTTGGCCTTGGATTCGGCAGCATGTTCCCGGTACTAGAGTATTTTTTTGCGATCCCCCGGGGCGCAGTGATCCCGAAAGTTTGTTCAACTACGGTGGAGACGATGTACGCGAAATTGACTATATATTCATGCATGATCAAGAACCTGTTCACATGGACTTGCACCGGCCGTTGTTTGATGATGTGATTCGCCGCAACAGTGATTTTTGGGGTGTTACTCCGCCTGGACATGTAGTAGTTAGCGAGCGGGGCGAGCACGTGGAAGAAATGTGTCGCGTGTATGGCTGGCAGCCTCACTACTATTTTTATCATGGTTGGGCCTGTCAAGATTGGTTTCGAGGCTACGACAAGAGTTTTTTGATTCCGCGAGCACAGGATCGGCAGCCCACACGGACTTTTATGAGTCCCAATCGTATCGTGGCCGGCAAGCGTGATCATCGTGTGTTGTTCTTGTATAACGTATTCAAACATGGGCTGGATCACAACTGGATATCGGCTCCTAGAACATGTACCTATGAGGGTGTTGATATCAGTAAGATAGCTCGTAAGTATAATAACATATATCCCGACATTGAGCAAGTGTTTGCGGCAGCACCGTTGCCTAAACTGTTCCCCAGTGAGCAAACACAGCAAATGGCCAGTTGTTGGCTTACAAACTTTGATGAGGCTGCTGACAGTTTAGTGTACGTGCCCACCGAAACTGTGTACTTTGGACGCCGTACACACATCACAGAAAAGACCTTCAAGGCCATTGCCATGGAAATGCCGTTTGTGTTGGTGGCACCGGCTGGCAGCCTGGCCTACATGCGAGAATATGGTTTCCGCACATTTGATTCAGTGTTTGATGAGAGCTATGACTTGGAAACCGATGACATACTGCGAGTAGAAAAGGTCACCCAGCTGCTGAAACATCTAGAAAATCTAGGCGTTGAGGAACGTCAGCGCATACACCGGGCCTGTGTTGAAATTGTGGAACACAACTTCAATCACTTCTACAACGGTGGGCTGACCAAGATATTATGGCAAGAGCTCATGGGCATGTTGGATGAATTCACAGTTTAATTTTGTAGTTGACAGCACCATCAAAGGGCGTATATACCCAGCCCTGGCTCGTCATCAAGGCCGACCATACACGCAAAGCTGGCGTGAGTTTGGACAACACTGGCCCTACACCACACCCCTGCGCTTGGAAGAGTACTGCTGTGAACACGGCATTGTGATCAATAACTATGCTGTAGACACTGATTGCCCTGACAACAGTTACTATCCCATCTGCCTGGGATTCTTTGACTTTGAAATTGATTACTTTGAACTCATGTCTCCCGAAGTTAGAAAAAAGCTACGGCAAGACAAACTGCGTGTGTTATTCATGTATCACGAAGGCGACAATCCCAGGCGCATTAAAAACAGATTGGATAGTCTAGCAGAGAACCATTTGCTTCCGCCAGATTGCTATGTTTTTGTAAGTGCCAACACCGCGGCTGATCAGTTGCCGGGTTTTGTTACATTTCATGACTTTGAGTTATGGTATTATCAGCGTAACTTGACCAGCACACCTTACATGATACATCGCGAGCCCAGACAACGAGACTTTACCTGTTTGAGCAGACTGCACAAATGGTGGCGTGCCACTGCCATGGCAGACTTGCATCGCACAGGCTTGCTGAGCAACAGTTACTGGAGTTACTGTGAAGCACCTTACGATGCCGACACAGACTGTCCCATTGAAGTTGATATGATCAGTCGCTTGCGATATGATCGAACCAAATTTTTACAACAAGCACCTTATGTCAGTGACGAGTTGTCAGATTTTGATCGTAACAATCATGCTGTCATGGTGCCCAAATACTATGGAGACTCCTACTGTCAAATTGTGCTAGAAAGTCAATTTGATGTGGATCAATCAGGTGGGGCATTTGTCACAGAAAAAACATTCAAGCCCATCAAACACGGGCAACTGTTCTTTGTAGCAGGCGGCGCAGGCAGTTTGCAAGTGTTGCGTGACTTGGGCTATCAAGTGTTTGATGACTTGTTAGACAACAGTTATGACACCATACCAAATCACACACAGCGTTGGGAATGCCTGCGTGACAGTATAGAAGCTGCCAGGCCACATTTGTCTGAATTGTTTGAAGCTGCCAGGCCACAGCTGGAACACAACCAACGATTATTTGTTGCCAACAAAGCTGATCGTTTAAATAGCTTGATCAGGAAAATTCATGAGCAATATAGTTAATTCATACACGTCGTGGCAACCACTAGAAGAAGTCATTGTGGGACGGGCCTACACACCTGACTACTTTGATTTTATAGACAATCCACAGGTGCGCAATCAATTGCAACAGATTCTCCATGAAACTGAAGAAGATCTCAACAACCTGCAACGAACCATTGAACAATACGGTGCTCAAGTGCGGCGTCCTGATTTGCCCAACAAAGATCAATTTGTATGGTTTCAGACCGAAGGAGGAGGTGCTGCACTGCCGCCACTGACGCCACGCGACTGGCAAATCACCCTGGGCGATAAATTGTTGCGTGTGTTGCCCATGCAAGAGCTTGATTCACTGTGCGCTGAATATGCGGCCGCACAGCCTGGCGCAGTGATCAATCCACACGGTACTACTGGTTGGGACGAGAACTGCATCCTAAACGGTGCGTCGGCGTCATGCATTGTGCGAGTAGGCCGTGATGTATTCTTTGATAACTCAGATTTCTTACGTCCAGATCAAACTCGTTGGATTGTGGACAATGTGTTGGGACCAGAATATCGCATACACGAAGCCATCACTGATGGCCATGGTGATGCGGTGTTTGCCATTCTCAAGCCTGGAGTGCTGCTGAGTAGCAAGCACGATGTTAATTTGGATCTGGCCCGAGACTTTCCTGGCTGGGATGTGTGCAAGATTTGGGATAGCTCAATATGGGCAGCTATGGAAGTTGGCAAGTTCAAGTACGAACAATCACCGGGTGCTTGGTATGTACAAGGGCAAACACCTACCGCAGAGTTCACACAGTTTGTGGACACTTATCTGACCAAGTGGACTGGCTTTGTTGCTGAAACTGTGTTTGATGTGAACTGTCTTGTGTTAGACGAAAGCCATGTGGTATTCTCCGCATACAATCGAGAAGTGTTTGACTACTGCCGCCGGCATCGGATAGAACCTATCATCAGCGAACTGCGTCATTCGTACTTCTGGGACGGTGGCATCTCATGCTGTACACAAGACATCCGCAGACGCGGCGGATTAGAGACTTACCTCTAAGGATGTCCGTCCCGATAAAATCTACCAGCAGTGTCGTCAGGACCTGTGACAGGAGTCATTGGCAACTCTCCTAGCGTTCTAGGCCAGGCTAGAATACTCATCAATGCACTCCCGCCAAAAATATTGTCAGTGTTGCCGGCAAAATTAGCAGGATTATAATTGTTGACCTGCGCCCAATAAAATCTATATCTGTCATCTCCTAACAGCAGATATATTTGTTTAAGGTCTGGGCTTTCATGTGCTTCATAGTAGACCACAGGACAATATTGTTGTATGATTTGTTGACAACCTTGCAGCACCTGTAATTCGTGACCTTCTGCATCAATCTTGACAAAGTCCGGCGGCTCCAAGCCAGCAGTGTCTAAATCAATGGCACGGACCGGAATTCCTGTGGTGTTACCAACCACACTGACAGCACCAAAATTGCTGGTCTGATCAGGATCATAATCTGAGATATAGCATGTTGATCTAGTGTTGCTTACTGCATACTGTCCCAAGAACACATTGTCAAAATTTTCAGTGTTTTTTTCTAACAAAGCATAGTTACCAGGGTGTGGTTCAAATGCATACACACGTCTGGCCCGTGTGGCAAATGCTGTGGTATGGTATCCTATGTTGGCTCCCACATCATATACCACGGCATCATCAGTTAAAAAACTCAGGATAAAATCAATTTCGCACTGACTGTATTCACCATAACAATCAATGCTGGTACCAATCATTAGATCATTGCTGTGATACCAAAATTCATTGCAGTATCGAGTTTTTGTAGATTTAATCACGAATACACCGTTACACCATATAACATTTCAAAACGATCAGCATCTGCACGATCGTTGACCATGGGCTCTCCACGTATGTTCAAACTGGTGTTGAGCAACATGGGACAACCAGTTTCAGCATACCAGGCTTCCAACAATTGTCTTATTCCCGATCCATCCGCTGTCACCGTTTGCACTCGGCTGGTGCCATCAACATGACATATACTAGGGTAAACATCAGATTGGCGGCAATGAGCAACGGACTGCATATAACTGTGAGTATGCCAGCCAGGCTTGATGTCAAAGTATTGATCAGCCAGTTCGACCAATATAACTGGTGCAAAGGGTCTGAATTGTTGTCTGCGTTTGATTGCATTTACTTGGCCTTTTATGTTGGGCCTACGTGGGTCAGCCAGTAGACTACGATTTCCTAGTGCTCTGGGACCAAACTCAGCACGGCCAGAGGCCGCTCCCGCAATGCCAGTGTCAAGTAAACCGCGAACAAGATTGTCAACAGGATAAGCGCCAGGGATATTGTGACCAAGGTAAGCATTGTGCCAATGCAGACGTTTACCATAAGCAAGAGCAGCGGCTCCAAGACTTGATCCAGCATCGCCAGGGCAGGGCATGATCCAGACGTTGTCAAAGTATTTCCCTAGTTGTTTGTTGGCCAAACAGTTGAGTGCAACACCACCTTGATACACAAGATTTGTTGACCACTTAAAGTCTCTGGCCCTGCACATAACATTGCCTATCAAACGTTCTAACAATCTCTGAGCACTGGCAGCAATATCCACATGATCAAGACCGCCCATGAAGGTATCACTGACTCCGGTATGTAAGTTTTGTTTGAACTCTGCGGTGCTGGGATCACTGATCAATGCTGCTTCCATGAGATCATGGTAATGATCATCACCATATGCTGCCATGCCCATGGTGATGTATTCTTCGTCTAGTGGGTGTAGGCCCACACGCTTAGTAATTGCACTGTAAAACAGACCCAGGCTGTGGGGATATCGTTGTGCCCACAGTTGCTTGTACTGTGCTCGTCCTTTTCTGTCATATTCTGCTGCCCAGATTGTAATGGTGTCCCACTCTCCTATGGCATCAATTACCACAACAGTGGCACGATCGTATGGTGACGTTTGAAACCCACCTGCAGCATGCGAAAGGTGGTGATTAAAACTACGCACATGCTCAGGTTCAATTTGCCCGCCCAACTGTTGTTTTAATATTTGTCGTGTGGTAAGTTTGTCCCATTCAATGCCTTGGCCTGCGTACCATTGTCTAAATTGTTTGTTCCAGGGACGTTCATAGTATGCAACCACATCTGGCCCATACTCTACAACTTCGTCTAGCAAGCCCTGACAGAAGTCAGCGTCGTTTTTCTTTTTTGAATAACGTTCCGAATGGCCAGCAAACAGGATCTCCCCGTCAGGTGAGATTACCGTAGCGGCTGCATCATGAAAGCCTGCACTAATTCCTAATATATTTTGCAATTTCATTTGCTATTCTTTCGTGCCCTTTTTCCAGTGGATGGTTTCCCGGACCACGCGGGCAATCTGCGGTCAGTTCTGCCATTCCAAATTTTTCCCATCCGATGAATTTTTCAGTGTCTACCAGGCCTGCTAGTTGTTCATAGGGCTCTCTGCCAACATTGCGATAGTAATCATTTTGTCTTACATTTATCATTCTATACTCAATGTTTTTTGCTTGGAAGTAAGATTGCAGAGAAATTACCTTTATTAGATACTGTTCATAGAGATAAGCAGAATTATGATGTTGACTAACAAAACTCAATAACTCTGTGCGCCAAGGATGATCTTGAAAGAACTTGGCATCAGCAGGATATCCAGGCCAAACATCATAAGCAATACCTATGTCATCTTTCCATTCAACTCGCCCCGGGCTGGTCCAGCCAATGATGACCAAATCATAATGATTAATAGCAAGCTCTTCTAGTGTTCTACGCAAGATGCTAGAGTTACTGCATCCTGATTGCCCCATGTTGTGTACTGCATGGCCCAATCGATCTGCCAGCCCATAGGGCCATGCTTGGTAGCGATCCTTTAATTCATCGCCATACGTAAAGCTGTCTCCAACTGTGAGCAACTGTTTTTTCATTTATAGATAAAAGGATCTCGTTTACGTAGTTCTTTTAGTTTTTTGCGATAACGATATTCTAGTGTAATTCTATCCCAAAGTCTGCGTATCCATTTCATTTCAGTCTCCTTATTTGTTGATCAGCATAATCTCGATCGCTCCAGCGATAGTCATATGTAGCTTCTGCGTCACTGGTACGAATTTTATATACATCCAATCTATTTGAAATCTGTTGCCAAATCTGATTGTAGTCCAAGGTACCAAATGATTTTGACAAATTGACTTGCGCTACCTTGGGATGGCCAATGGTCAGCGACCGATCTTCGGGATCAAATCCATTGTCTACTAACCATGTTCGAAATTCTGCAATTTTTTTTATTTGCCACGGATATGAACCTGGATCCCGTGCCCACTCAATATCAAAATCGCCAGCTGCCTCAGTTTGATTACGCAGTCCTGTGGTAACCAACTCGTCTACACCACGCCCTTCGTCATTGAATACTTCCCAGTGTGTTTTGCCCACTGCTTTGTTCACACCAACGTACACTGCACCCATTTGTCTGTTGAGTGTGTCTATTCCAAACAGTTCAAAATCTTCTGTGTCCAATGCAAAACGTGGTGCATTGAGCCAGCACATTAACTGACTGGGTCGGCGCCAGGCAGGTGCTTGTATGACCTTGCGCATGCTGAGCACAAGGCTTTCATATTCATGACACAACAAATTTAATTGGCGTATGTGCCAACGTGTGGCAGCATCTGCTTGATTCCAATAAGCACTCATGTGCCCAGAGTGACCCTGTAGGTCTTCAAAGTACCGATGCAGTCGATTCATACGATCATGGTCAACATTCAAATTATCTTGTATGGTCTCTCCCACAGTAAAATAATCATCAATGGTATACCCTAAATTAGCTGTGTTTATTGCTTGAATACTGGCATTGATGCTCTCAATTATATATTCTGCTGTTCGCGCACTTTCAGTCCATCCTAGCCAACAATAGTTTTTTTCTAAATGCAAATCATTGCGTAAAATATTGTTCAGTGCAGCCAGCCATTTGCAACTGAGACTGTTGTCTGTGACATCAATGTACAGTGTGAGCTGGTCTGCACCACGCAGGTCTATTTCGATTCTATCAAGCAATTGAGTTCCACCATTCTAACACCGCAGGTCTAGCCGACAGTATTTCTGTCATTGTGGTCGGCTGTGTGCGTATTTTTTCTAATTGTAACACCCGAGCTCGACCTTTTACAAGTCCTTTGGCATATTCATTGGGCCATTGTTCAGCAAATGTGGGTCTAGTTTTTAGTTGTAACAACACATCACGTAATGCGCCATCCACTTCGGGCACAAGTTCATCAATCCAAGGTTCTAACAAAGATCTAGGCAAGGCCAATGGACTCATAACAATGTCAGGCGAGAATGAAAATATCACTTTGGCAAGGACGTCGACTCCGTATGTGTTGGCAAGTTGTCTAATGCGTGTAACTTCGAACATTCCGGGCAAAGTGAGCGTAAAGTCAATTCGGACTTGACGTCTGTGACGTTGGATCTCAACTGCTTGACCAAAATTATCAAGCCAGCGATCATAGTCAAGACCTGTTCTGATGTATTCACCAATTGCGCCTGTGCCGTCGAGACTTGCACATATCTGCCAATCGCGCAACCCAGAAAGAATATTGCGATATAAGTTAACACCCCGATAATCCACTCTGGATAAATTTGTATTGTATCTAGCATATACTCGTGGTCCATCCCCTAGTTCAACTATGCGTTTCATATAACGCCAATGTTGTTCGTACATAAGTGGCTCTCCGCCTACCCAGTACACTTCTTCAACACGGTGTTGTTCTACAGCATCAGCAAACTCTTGTTCAATTTGACTGTCTTGAAATGCAGAAATTTCTCGCCGCACTTCAGGTCTCATCCAGGTGTTCTTGGGATTTGACCAGTCAACCATGTTGTGCTGCTTTTGCTCTGTTTCCCAACTACTGCTCAACATGTCACCGCAGGTTCTGCATTTAAAATTGCACAAATTTGAAAATCTATAATCCCAACTCACAGGCTGCATTGTGGTGCGACCCGCGGTGTCTGTAGTTTCCCAGATATCAGGATACTTATGTTTGAACAACTGCCAAAAATATGTGCGGTAAACATCAGTATTCAGCAACTTGTCATTGCATACTTCGCACTCAGGCAGTGTTTCACCCGCCATCATTCTACTGCGCACACTCATCATGTGTGGCGAGTTCCAGTGCTGATCTAGTGTGATGGGAATATACCGGCCAGTTCCGGCTGCTGTGTCTATGTACTGTTCAAAGTTTTGTGCAGGCTCACGACTTGCACAACACATACGACGTTCTGTTTGTGGGCTCAAATAAGTATGCACCCAAGGTGCCATGCAAAGACTCATTGATATCCAATCAAGTCCGCAAGTTCAGGTTCAACTGTGCGCAAGTTTTGATTGCGTTTGCGATCCAAGTCTGCAATCTTCATGCGCAACATAAATCCGTCTGATGAGGCACCACGATTCATAAAGTCAATAATACGATCAAATTCTTCACGATACTGTGTGGGCACGTCAGCTGAACGTAAGTGATCAGTGATTTGCGTTTTAGCACTGTCTGGTAGTGTGGCAATGGAAAAATACCATGCATCATGCATCATGTTCCAGTACACAAAGTCAAAACGTTGTAATGCTATCCAATGGGCCAGTTTGTCAATGTAACGCACATTGAATATGTTTACGGTTGAACAACATTGCAGTCTCAAGTTGGGCATTTGATCTCGTAGATATTGAAAACTTGTGATTGTGTCTTCCACCACAGCCCAGTCTGCATTGGTTCGTTGATATTCAAATCTTGCACCCAGATCATCTATTGAGAATGCCACTTCCACTGTTTTAAAATGCCGCCAAATTGATTCTGCTTCTGCAGGATAGTGTGTGCCATTGGTGTTGTAGTGTATCTCTACCTGATGTGCAATACCACGATCCACAATGCCTTGTAACATGGCAAAGTGTTCTCGAATCATGAATGGTTCGCCACCAGTGAATTCAATGTAGCGTATGTGATTTAAACACTGATCAATTTCTGCCCAAAATGATTGATTTTCTCTGGGCCATGCTCCGGCTCGCAGCATTTGATAGGGAAACGATTTCTTTTTATCCTCATCCGGGTGCATGTCATTGAGTTCTTCTGTGGCAAATTGACTTGATGACCATGAGCCGCATATGCGGCATTTTAAATTGCAGATGTTGCCCAGCTTTAGATCTAGGAACATCAGGGGCTTGGCATCGGTGGTCCATTCATTGCTGATGCCCATGTGCTTCATTCTGTCCAGGGTGTGCATGCGTTTGCTTGTACGGCCAGCACGTTCTTCATTCCAGCACTTGCGACAGGTCTGCGGTTTTTTGCCTGCCAAGAACTCTTCACGCAATTGTGTCATTGCACGAGAATTTTGTATGCTTTCAAAGTCAGCTGACAACAGTGAGAACTTGTGGCCTGCATCATCTACCAATTCGTCGTCGGCCAAGCAGCAAGGACGCACTGTGCCAATGGGCGAAGCTTCTAGGCTGACCCAGGGCAATACGCAAAATTTATCGTGTGGCACATTCATTTTAAAGCCTTTAGTTCTGGCAGTACATCCAGGATGTTTTCATTTCGTATAGAATCTAACTCATGTGTTTTACGCCAGAATGTATCTATAAGATTGGTGTTGTCTGTGGCATTCATAAATGTTATAGCACTTTCAAAGCCCTGTGTGGCACGTTGTAGCGTATCTCTATCACTGATCCAGTCAAGATGTTTACGGTACTTGGCTTCTAACCGTTGTTTGTAGTCAGCAGGAGCAATATCTATTCTGAAATAGGCTGGGTCTTGAAGAATATTTACATTTAGATCCTGAGCGCGAATCAATCCATGGGCCACCCATTCTCTGTGAAAGTCTGGCAGGTGCCAAGCATTCATTATGCTGAGTGTGGGCGAAATATAAAAGTCCACCTGGGGGCAGGTGCGTATCATGTCATGACGATTCTTTACCACGTCGGCCCAGGTAGTGCCTTTTCTAATATACTCTGCAGGACGGCCCATGGCATCCAAACTGGCGCCTACTGCTACACTCTTGAATTGTTTCCAATATTCAAACACTGAGCGACCTTTTAAGTCTGTGTGCGTGAAGTTTGTGTTGTATATTAATCTAACATCAAACCGTCCACGTTTCACAAGCTCTTCTAAAATATTGTAGTGTTCTTCCATCAACAATGGTTCGCCGCCTGCAAAGTATATCTGCTCTACATAATCCAAGTGCGGCTCTAGTTGTGTCCACATGTCTGTTTCTGTGCGCCCTGCATAGTTTAACACAGTGTTACGTTCTTTCCAGTCGCCTCCAGCCAGCTTGGCTTGGTCCTGGTACCATTGGCTGCTGAAGATATGCCCACATGAACGACACTTCAAATTGCATAGGTTTGAGAAACGAATGTCCCAGTAAGTCATTTCAAATGGGTTCTCTTCTAGCTTTTTAATATGATGCCCGTGATGTTTGTTGGCTGACCGACGACCTGAAAAGAATCCAGATTCTTCCTGCTCATAGCAACGTGTACAGGCAGCATGTGGTGTTTCGCTCAACATATCTGCACGTAGCTTCTGCATGGGTGCATCCTGCCATATTTCTTCTAGTGTATTTGTTCTACAGTTGCCCACCACACCTGGCTTCATTTCAGCATGACAGCAAGGGTATGCTTCGCCTGTGGGGTAAGCATGTAGATGAATCCAGGGATAAATGCAAAAAGTTTTGGAATCTTTTAACAAGAATTCTTCACGAGCAGTCAATTCCGTGGGTCTTACTAGATCACTACTGTTGTATTTGTAAGCTGTCATACCATTCTTTCAAATTGGGAAATGCTGTGCTAAAATCTTTTGATCTACGCTGATCGTATTGTGTGTAAAACTGCCGGAAGTCATTTAATAGTTTGGGTAATTCAAATGCTTCTGAGTGCGGAGTTTTTACTATGTCCAGGTAATCAATCAGGCGTTGTACATGATTTATTTCGTGTTCATGCAAGCAAGGGTTTTCACGATTGTGGAACAACCATGCTTTCAACTGCAAACAATAACGATTTCGCATGTCATCCGGCAATACCAACGCACTTTGAAAACTAGGAAAGCGCAAGATGTTCAATGTAAAGTTAACTTGATCGCGACCATAACGTTGCTTTAAACTCAACATCAGATTGAGGTGGTCCACAAGACTGTCCAGACACAAGGCATTGACGGTACACATCACATGCACAGCACTAACAAACTGACCTTGTAACAAAAACAACACATTGTCGATCCATTGATTGTAATCTAGTCCGTCACGAATGTATTCAGCCTGCGCCCAGGTGGCTTCCATTGAAGTATATAGATCTACCTTGGGCAACGTGGCTATTGCCACAGCAAATTCTTTGACCTTGTCCAAGTCAATGCCCAGGTTTGAATTGATAGCCAATCGGGTTGTACTACGTCCTTGATTGATTTTGAACCACTCAATCAGTTTCCAGGTGTAGCCCGACATCAAGGGCTCGCCGCCGGTTATTCGGAGTTCTTGCAGTGTTCTGTGGAGGTCTCTTTCCCACCAGTCAAAGAAGGCTTCCACGTAAGGATTAGTTTCACCGAATTTATAAAGTTGACTGCTATCATGAGTATGAGTAAAATGGTTCCTGCCATCGCTGACCAGCCCGTTATAGGGTCCATGTTTTCGTATATCGTTAACCCAAGTGCTACTGAAAGCAGGATTGCAATAAGAACAAGCAAATTGACAAGTGCGATCGAAACTGATTTCCAGTGTTCTAAGATTGACATCATCTTGGATGGGGGTGTTGACTGCGTCATGCAAGGCCTTTATGGGATAAATTTTTGATTTGTACACACGGTCACTCACAGCATTGGTGTCCATGTCTTCAATCTTCCAGCAGTATTCACAGCCTGCAGGACGCTCTCCAGCCAACATCTTGCGTCGGTCCGCTTTCTTTTGATCAGTATTGTGCAGCAGCCTAGAGTTGTTATTGACTTTATCAATGTCAATCAAATGAGCTGGCGGGTGATGACAACTTGTGGTCTGCCCACTTCCTAACCAAATGGTAGCATTGTACCATTTCGCTGCACAAAAACTTGGGGACACAGAGTCCAACACCTGTTGTTTAAATTCTAAATCATTCATTTATGTATTGGGCCAGTCGTTCAGGAAGTTCTGCACGTTCGCGACGATTGTGTTCGCGAAGTTGTTGATAGTTGTATTTACAAACCGATCTAGCTGACTCCAAGAAACTGGCAGCACCATTATAACATATATCAGCAACAACGTCAACTATTCTGTCAGCACGATCTCGTGGGTCATCAATCTGGTCAAATGTTTCGTCAATCAAGTGCCCAAATGTTTGGAATCCTGCTGAGTGCAAATCTCTATAATAACCGCAATTGGCTGCTGCCACAAACGGATGGCACATGATCATGGGCTTCCAGATTTTTTCAGTACGAAATGTATACGGATAGTCAAATATGGTTTCTGTGACCACACTGAAGTATGTGTCAATATACGGTGCGGGGTTAATTTCAGCGTCGCCCCAGGTGTTGCCAAACAAATGATGTTTTATGAACCCAGTGGGCACGTTGTCCATGTTGGGCAATGCACGATCAATTTCGTATTGTGGGGGCAACAATCGTATGGGCTCAGACTTATCAGTTTGTAATTGACTGCTCCAGGCCATTTCCACACAGTCGTTGAGATTGGTCCATAGCGCACGATCCAACAAACGGCGATCACGCATGGTATCTATTAGATACTTGCGATGCGGACGTAAACGTCCGTTCAAAAACAAAAAGTCATAGGGCTTGTTAGATTTATGATACACTTGTGGATAAGATTCGTGCGCACGTAGATTTTCCAGGTACTCTACGATGTTGGCAAAGTAGCAGTCTGTTTTGCAGTAATTCCAGTCTGGTTCTAGGTCACCTGATGTCAATAGTCCAATGCGACCATCACGCACATGTTCTGTTATTACCAATCTACGCAGTTGTAACAGTATGGTTTCACTGCCTTCGGCAGGATTGGAGAATACAATGTGCCCTGGGTATTTGTCAGCCCACTCGGTTATGGCCGTCCAGTTTTCTTTGAGCACAACTCTGCCCACAATGTACACAGCTTCAGGATCTAATTGTTTTGGCCATTGCCAAAAACTGTCGTCGGCATAAGATTTCAACAAGTCCCATACTTCGGCCCATTCATCCACAATGATTTTACGATTGCCTAGCATATTAACTAAAATATAATTTTTTATTTACTTGTTGGTATTTGTCAACAAATGCACGAAGGTCATTTGTTATCTGTCCTCCAGTAATATTTTTTACCTCATCTAGTAAATTTTTATTATTGATCCCCATGACAGTTTTAAAATCAATCACATGTGAATAATTTATACATTCATATTGTTTAAACCACGATTCTGTTTGTGTAACTGCAAGATCATTTATTAAATCATTGCAAATTAATTCTGACTCTGCTATATTGCTGCGACTGTACGGTGGATAATTAGGGCTAACCCACTTATTGTATTCTTCTTGCGTCCATAAATTGGGCCAGGCTTTCTTAACGGCCAGTCTGGTCATATCTCGATATTCTGCTGGATCAGCTGCAATTTGTAATACTTGTACATCAGGATGATTTTCAATAAATTCGTTTGACACCACATGGGTACAACATATTGTCAATTCTGAATGATAGGTTAACTTCATCTCTCTCAATTCCTTGTCAAATATATTTGCAATCAGTGAAGAATTCCAGGTACCATTTCCAAAATCGTGACAGTCGCCAATGTTGCTAATTTTTGTGTCAATTGCAATACCCATTATTTTTGCAAATACAGAAGTCAAGAACATACCGCCTGCTCCTGGAGCAGAATGTATCATAAATTTTTTGTTCATTGATTACTCCAATATCGACATTCCTCCCACCAACTACGCATTTCTGGAAATGTCTTCAAAAAGTCCGTACCGCGACGGCGGTCATGCTCGCTGAAGAAACGATAAAAATCAGCTTTGGCCACAGAATGATCCACTGATTGTGCTGATCGCATCCAGGCAATGTCACGATCTAATCTGTGCAGTTCATAGTCTTTGAATCCTTTGAACGGTTCCGCTTCTGTTTCGATCTGACGCATCATCCAGGCCCACAACCATTCCAGTTTCTCAGCGTAACTTTCAGGCAAGATTTGTAAACTTTGCCATGCAGGCTCACGCAACACAGGTGTATCAAACCACACACGTTGATAGGTATGACTGTAGACTTTTCGTAGGCCTAATATGCCAGCAAACAATTTGTCCAAACTGGTCACACTGAGATTGTTCATTGTGATGATAAATGTAAGGCTTGAGTAGTTGGGCACTTCGGTTAAGAATTGATTTACTCGGTCCCACAACAGGTCAAAGTCCAGACCATTGCGCATGTATTCGGCCTGTTCTCCCCATCCATCTAAACTCACATACTGCATGAAGTGTTCAATGCGTCCGTCACAGATTTGTTTTACGTATGCCAAGTACTTTTGCCATGACTTCTCATCCACTGAGAAGTTGCTTGTGACATTTAAATGCAGTTTGGGATTGGGGTTCTTCAACACATAATCAAACACACGATAGGTATTTTTGTCCAATAGTGGTTCACCACCAGTCATGCGAAAATGCTCTAAGTTAGGGTACAGTTGGGGCCACCACTGCCAAAATGCTTCTACATAAGGGTTATGCTCTCTAACTGGTATAACCCTGCGATCTCCACCAAAATGCCCAGGATCATTGTGAACCCTAGCAGTAGGGTAGCCACCCAGTCGATCCACTTCTTGTTGCCAACTGCTAGAGAATTGCGGACTGCAATAACTGCACATGAGATTACACACATTATTAAAATTAACCTCAACGTAGCTAGGGATAACGTCATTTTCTTCTCCTGTGCTGTTCTTTATCTTTTCAAAATCCACTGCGGCCCAGGGTTCTCCGGACCGGTAGTGTCGGTCACTTAGCTTGCCTTGATCTTCCATGTTCCAGCAGTACTGACACTCTGCAGGTTTTTTGTTCTGTAGCATCATCACACGTTGCGCTTTCTTGTGTGGCGTATTGTGCAAGGATCCTGGATCGGCTGAAAGATTCTCTAAAGGTATCTTATGCAGGGGCGGATGATAGCAAGAATTGTTAAGCCCTGTAGGCAAGTGCAAACTTACTTGTTTCCATTTGGCCAGGCAAAGAGCAGTGCCTAGTTGTTCCTTCATCTGCTCTGCGGAACTAAGGAACTTGCTCTTGTTGTCTATTGATTCATCACCTTTGTTCATTTAGGTCTTTCCGATATTGATCAAAACAAGTTTGTACAAGCTGCCTGTCAAAATCTATAAATTCTAAAAAATCGTACAACTCTGTCAAATCAAAATTAATTCTCATAAAATCTCTATGAACACCAAACATGAATACATGGGTCCATGAAAAAATATCAGTTAAAGTTTTTATATCCGCTGTTCTTTCATTGTTCCAGAAGGTTACATTCACTGTAGGACCATTTATTAGTTTGGTTCCCAAATACTGAGTGTATACAGAATATAAAAACAACTCGCTGGACCAGCC